CTCCTGGCCCCGTCACAAACGCCCTCGCCGCCGCTCGTATCCGCTCAGAAAATCTCATCTCTCAAACCTCTATAAAAACTCAGTGCGCTCTGTCCGCTGTATTCAGCGACCTCTGTGGTTAATAAAAAAGCTGTCCATCTAAACTCATAATTCCAACCTTCGCATACGCCCCTGAGCTCCCGTCCACCTGGTCCTTGTACTTCCCCTTCGGGAACGCCGCATGCTCCTCGACATAAGCCTTGTTCCACCCACCTTTCACCAACCGTATGATCCCGGCCATCCCCGCCGAGCTCCACGGCCCCGCCCGCACTTCCTTGCTTCCGGTCGGCGCCTCGTAATACCCCGTCAGCCCCGCCGACGCCAATTTCGCATTCAGCATCTTGGCGCTGTCTTCACCCGCCGATCCCGGCTCCTTTTCATGCCAGATGATCGTCGTCGGTCCCTTGCGCTGCAAGTCGCTCTTCCCGGTGGCCACGATCCGTTCGTCCCGCTCGTAGGTCTCCCACTGGCCCCGCTCCACGTGCTCCACGATGATCAGCCCGCTCTCCGTCCGTCCCATCAGCACACCGGCCGTAAATGCCCCACCGCCCTGGGTCCCGGCCTTGTCCCAAAATCGCACCCGTTGGACGATATTCTGCGGCGCTTCGTCCACGATTACAAACCATTCCCGCTTGAACATTTGCCCCTGCCTTGCAAACGGCCTCTGCTGGTACAGCGCCTGGAAATCGTATGGCCCGATATTCGCCTCGATCCGCTCCAGATCGTCCTCGTTGTACTTCTCCGGCCATAGCGCCTCCCCCTCCCTGCGCCCCATCGGATCTTCCCGTTCCTCCCACACCCCATATTCCAATTGCTCTTTAAAGTATTTCTCCCACTCCGTGGAGCTTGACACTGGTCCACTTGCCACCGTGACACTTGACACCGGATCACTTGATACCTGATCAATTGGCACCGGATCACTTGACACCGGTTCTTCCCACCGCCCCATCAAGCACAGCACCACCCACTGATCCGCCTTCGGATCCTTTGCCATCGAGCTCAGCAGCCGCCCGGCTAAATCGTCCCCGTGCCAGCGAGTCTGGATCAAGATCACCGCCGCCGCATCCTCCAGCCGTGTATATGCCGTGGAAGTCCACCAGTCCCACACCCGCGCCCGGTTTGTTTCGCTCTCCGCCTCATCCCGGTTCTTCACCGGATCGTCGACGCACAATAAATGCGCACCCTTCCCCGTGATCGCACCGCCCACCCCCGTCGCTACCATCCCGCCCCGGTTAGGCAGCGCCAGGTTCCAGGCCTCCACACTCCGGCTATCCTCGCTCAGCTGTACGGGCGTGGTCTCCCCGCCCATGCTGCTGAGCTCCCCGAACACCGCCCCGTACCGGATCCCATCCACGATGTTCCTCACCTGGCGACTGTTATCAACCGCCAGATCGGCTCCGTAGCTGCACATGATCACCCGCTTGTCCGGGTTCTTCCCCATCACCCAGGCCGGGAAATGCTTGCTCACCAGCTCCGTCTTGCCATGCCTGGGTGGCATTAAGATCATTAGCCGTCCGATCCCGGTCCTGCCGCCCGTCCGGATGTACGTCTCCACCAGCTCCAGGTACTCCGCCACCAGGCTATGATGCCTCGAAGGCCGGTACCACGGGCTGACGTATTGCGTGAAATCGATCAGGTGCCGCCTGGCCTTCTCCCGCAGCACCCGCTCCTTCAGCGCCTCCTCCGTGTTCACCTGCGCCAGTGGCATCATTCCTCGTCCTCCCCCTCGGCGGAATCAGCTTCCTTTTCAGCAGGATCGGCGCTTCCGATCAGCTGGTCCAGCTCCGCATCGCTCAGCTCGCTCAAATCCTTCGCCAGTTCGCCCAAATGCAATTGAGATTTCCGCACGTAATCCCCCGTCATCTCGAAAAACAGCTTGCGATCATTATGCGCCTTGTAATCCGGCGTTGTTGCGACATCCACCAATGCCTTGAAGGTATCCGACCTGAACTCCCACAATGCCTTGGCCTGCATGTGAGAGATCACCGTATCGATGTTCGGATACTTCCGCCTCCAATTGCTGATCACCCGCGGGCTATTCAGACCCAGCACCGTCTCCGCCAATTCCTTCAGCGTCTTAGGCTTCCGCCCGATGATCGGCGAGCTCGCCCAGGCGATATACGTCGCCACCCGCCATGGCCAGCCCTGCTCGATCAGCATCAAATACTCGCCGTGCCATTCCGGCAGCGTCCCGGCTGCCCCGACCTCCAGCTGCTGTCTGGCTGCCGCGCTGATCTGGCGCGCCTGCTCCGGAGAGATCCCCCGCTCCTCGGCGTCCTCGCCCACCTCGTCCAACCCCGGCAGGTTGAACCTCAATTGCTGTTCATTCCACGGCTTCAAGCTCATACAACAGGACCCTTCCGCACACCTTCACCACTTCGCTTGCCAGACTGCGTTTCGTAAACCTTCTTCGCCCAGGAATCGTGTTCCGACAGCAGCTCGGTTACTCGTTCCACCTGGTTCGCCAGCTTTAAGCTCGATATAGTCAGTTGGTCGATTTGCCGGAAGGTGCTCGACTCCATTTGGGTAAAAAAAGCTTGCCAGTCCTTATCCCGCGCAATCCGGCCCTCCTCGTTCTTCTGCTCTTGCATTTCCATCCATTGGCGTTGCTTCTCACGCTCCTCGTCGCGTTTCCTGTCCTGCTTCTCCCGTTCCTCGTCCCGTTTCTTATCCTGCTGGTTCTGCCATTCGACGAAATCCTTGAACATTCGCCTGGCCAGGAGACCAATCACGATTAAGATCAACGCCAAAATCCCGATGACTGAAAACTGTTCCCATAAACTAACTGGCGGTAATACATTCTCCATGTCTCAGCCCCCAACTGTTCTAAAGCTTCACTTTTTTACAGTTGGCGGCAAGCCGATGCGCTGCATATCCGGCAAAATACCGATCGTCTGCACATGTCCTAGCACCGATGCGACCGCTGACAAAAACAATAGGCCGTAGGCGCCGATCCCCAGGACATTTCCGATCGATCCAATCAATTTGTATTCAGTCGGTAAGAAATCCAGCGCTTCCAGCGCCAGCCAGCCCACCACCTTTGGCCCATAACCGGCCAGGAAATCGGCCAGCCTTTGCCATTCAAAGGTTTTCTCTTTGATTGCGACGGTCACGCCCAAAAGCAGATCGAGCACAATCACCAGTGCCAGCCACCCCAGGCGCTCCACAATGGGTTGAAATACAACCGGTTCGAAACTCATTTCATGCCTCCTTTTTCTTGATATTTGATTGCTGATCGCTGATCGCTGATCGCCATCAGCTGCTTAAACGTCGAGCGCCCATCAGCTCTCACTGATGGGCGCTCATCTCCACGTTGGCCGGGCCCTACCCCGGCCTGCTTGTTTTTATACCGCCAGACGGCGGATTTTTATCGACGCTAAAGATAATTTTAATGTTAAATAATTTCATTGTCAAGAGTCAATCTGATCACGGAGATTTTTAGTTTGCAATGCAACTCGTTCAATCTCCTTGGTGATATTTTGAAATGCGATCGGTAGTCTCTTATGGAGCTCCTCTAATGATTTGGCCATCTGGTTTAAGCCATTAATAATGGCCGGTACGAGATCCTTAGCAAATCCAGCATATTCCCTACGGATCGCCAGCCCTCGCCATGGCATCCGCTCCACAAATTCTCCCCCATTCAGAACCACCCAGGTCTCTCGATATCTCACCGTCTGGCGATATTCCGCTTAAACCTTCGCCTATTCTGCCTGCTCATCGCTCCTTCCAAACAATGGTAAAGGTGAAAAACAATTTTCACAAAACTCACAATGTTCATTACCACCTGGCAATGAATTAATTTCGAAAAGAAACTCGCTGCCACAATTAGTACATTCAATCAGGATCAACAGATCAGTAACCGATGAATTCATAATTCAAATTATACTCCGTGTTCTTCCGTCCCTTCCGTGTCATCCGTGTACCGTATTAATCTCCCTCACCAACCTCAAAATATCCGCTGCCAGTGCTGGCTGGTCCTCCTCACATGCCGCCGCATAAGCAACCATCGCCCGCCGCGCAAACGGATCCGTATCCAGCCTCAGCACAAAATACACCGCCTTCGGATCCGTCGGCGACCCATCCGCTTTCACAATATGATACTTCCCATAAATCCCCTTTGGCTCTTGTGTTCCCTGTTCACCCATCCTCGCCTTCCTCTTCCTGGGACGATTTTTCTCCCAGCTGCACCAGCGCCTCCACCTGTTTCAACGCTCCCACCACCTCCTGCGGCGTCAGCCCGCTCCCCACCTGCAGCCGCCATACCGCATCCCACACCTCCTCCACAAACAGTTTAATCAATTGTTCTTTTTCCATAATCCGTTTAATCCGTTCGAGCTGCGTTCTTTGCAGCCATAATCCGTTGTCAGCTCCGTGTTCATCCACGTACCGCATTCTTCCTCACGCTCTCGATCAGCTGTCTCAGCGCCTCCTCCCCCGGCACCCACGTTCGCACCCGCCCGCAGATGCTACAGCGCACGTCCACCACCTGCCCGATCACCGTCGCCATCACATCCACCTCCACCGGCTCCTCCTCCTGTTGGTCGACCGCCTGGCGGTATAACAGCAGCTGCCGGATCCCGCTCGAATTCCGCACCACCTGCCCGAGCACGTGGTGCCATCGCCCATCCTTCGGCCCGCACATCCATGGTTTACTCTCTGTTGAACCACCCATCGTAACTCTGTGCTCCTTTCTCCTTCCAGTAGAGCTGCAAATGATGCATACCCAGCTCCTCCTCCTCGTATTCC